CTTGTTCATGGTGTAGTAGGAGTCGAAGATCATGAAGGCCGTGTAGAAGGTTGCCTTGTCGGGCATTACCCTGCGGATGAACTCATCCACCAGGGCGTCGTTGCTGTCCAGCATGTTACGATATGTCCGCAGGATATACTTGGGATCGTGCCGGCACACACTGTCATCGCGCCACTTCCAGAGATAGAAGGGCGTGGGGCAATATTTCACCTGGTCTGAGAGATTCTGCGCCAGGATGTTGAAATAACTGTCCTCGTGGATGGTCAGCTTCTCGTTCCAACGGATGCCTTTGCTCACCAGATATTGCCGTCGGTGAACCTTGCCATGAACGAAGGTGCTATCCATCTGCCGGTTGATGTAGGTGATCGCGCCATTCACCCGCGTCTCCTCGACGAACACCGACGTGAGGTTATCGAAGCCGGTCTTCATCTCCTGGAACAGCATCCAGAATGCGCAGGCGTTGAAGAACATATCGTCGGCGTCGCAGAAGATCACATATTCCGCTTCGGAACGATCAAGACAGGCGTTTCGGGTTGCCGAAACGCCTTTATGCTCGTTGCAGAAGTATTCGATGCTGAACGGATAACTGTCCCGGAAAGCATCACTCAGGGAGCAAGAGCCGCCGTCGCAGCAGACGATCACGCCAACGTCCTCTCTCAAGTTGACGTTCTGCTGGATGGCGATGCTGTCAAGCAGAGGCTTGACGGTCTGTTCGTCCTCGTTGTACACGGGCACCAGAATATCCAGTTTCCTCATTTTCTCATCCCTCCACGTATGATGTGATTCTGTCAGCATACCAACTCCATCCGGCATTTGCTTTGTAGCTTGCCACAAGGCTTGAAAGAACATAGATGGAGCCGAAGTGTCCGAGGTAGCTCGAATCTGCCATCGGCGTACCAATCAGCGCATTCGAGCTGTTGCCGGACAATACACAAACCGCCGTCGATAGCAGATAAAGGCTTTCCAGCGCGGAGCAGCCATTGAAGGCATTCGGCATGAGATATGACGCTTTTGCGAAAGAAGCCCAGGATAGGCTATAACAGTTTGCAAATGTCGATGTTCCTACCCAACTTGCCGCCGGCAATTCTGCGCTTTGCAGCTTATGGCAGTCAAAAAACGCATTGACGTTCGGCGTCTGGAACAGCGGCATATATATTTCGGTCAGGTTTGTGCAGCCCATGAAAATACTCTGTTGTGAATTGTTACCCACAAGCAATGGGAAAGATGCGGTCTGCAAAGATGTACAATTCTTAAACGCCTCTGATCCCATCCAGTTGCATTGTGGAAAGCTGAGTGAAATCATAGATGAGCAGTTTCTAAAAGCCGCCACTCCTATGCTGGTACACTTCGGAAAAGAGGCATTCAATAATCCGCATCTCTCGAAAGTGCCCCAGCTCGAATGACCACTGATAACCGTAACGTTTGGGAACGATACATACTGCAAACTGTAGTCATTCAAAAACGCATACGACGGAACATATGTCATCAGCGGGAACGATGCTGAAGAAAGAGAATGACATTCCTTGAATGCGTTTGTGCTCATGTATGTCAGTGCAGGGAAGTTTGCATTCATTATTCCAGTAAATGCAAAGCCGTTATCATAGACAGATATGCAAGCCGGGAAGTTGATAGACGACAGTGCCGTACATCCGCTGAAAGCCTGTGTGTTAACTCTCGTGCAAACGGGACAATTTATTTCTGTCAGACTGCTGCATCTCAAAAAAGCATAGTCCGAGATATATGTTACTGCCGGGACGCTTATTGTCCGTAGGGTCCAGCAATCCGCGAAGGCGTACTGATAGATCGTCGTCGCTCTCTCGAAGTTCGCAGCTGACATCCCAATACACGACACAAATGCATATGCGCCAACGTAGGATGCTGACGGGAAAATTGCGCTTTCAAGCAAACTGCATGACTGGAATGTATATTGAGACACATAGGTCGCTTTCTGGATATTGACCTGCGATAGAGAATAGCAGGCGGCGAAAGTGTAATAGCCAACCGTCGTGACGTTTGAGAAGGACACAGACGGCAGCCGCTGGCAACCGTGGAAAGCATACGCACCGATGTATAGCGTTTCCGGCGCGCTCACGGTCACGAGGCTTGAACAGTATCGGAAGCAGTCATTCCAGATCGACTTCACGCTGGGGAGATACACCGACTTCAAGCTGAACAGGCTCATGAACAAAGATGGCACAGTTTGAGAGAGTATCGGGAACGTGATCGTTTCCAGGGACGTGCAGCTCTGGAACGCCCAAGCGAATATACTCTCGCACGCCGGGAAACTCGCCGACCCCAGCGCGGCGCATCCGGCGAAAGCGTATGATCCTATGATGCTGGCTATCGGAAAGCTGACGCTGGAAATGGTGTAGCAGCCCTGGAACGCAGCTGCGCCGATGGCTTTTGCGGACGGGAAGATCGCAGAGCCGAGGTAGGCACAATTCTGGAATGCGTTATTATTGATCTGCGAAACAAGCGGAGCCGAAATGCGACGCAACAGGGTGCAGCCAGAAAACGCAGCTATGCCTACCGAGGTCGCAACAGGAAAGCTCACGGTGTTCAGGAATATGCAATTACAGAATGCGTATGGGCCAATGGCAGTGACCTTTTCCAGCGCATCGACATAGTCCTCTATCGTGCGCCCGATAATCTCTGTCAGCTCGTTTCCCTCCTGATAGGCATTGAAAACAATGTCGCCTGACATCGCCATGCCGGAGACAGAAAGAATTTGAGAATAGTTTTTCGGGTCTATGCTATAGCTACCACTATAATACTCATGGTGCTGAGCACCGATATATAAAGGATTGCCTGCAATCATGGCACTTCACCACCTCACGATAGGATATAGTTGAGCGCGTCACTTGCGGAAGAAAATATTTCAACATTTTCAGATGTGCGCGATACTGTGTAATCTGCGAGATAACTGCCGTTTGAATCTTCAAGGTTTGCGCCGATGGCGTCGGTAGAATAATAAACCTTGCCTCCGCTTGTGCCTCTCGATGCTGAAAAAGTATTTATATTTCCGCTCGATTTACCATCTGTGACCATATAACCATCTTTTGCGACATACGGAACGAAGGTGATGGCAGGACCAGCAACGAAACCTTCATACGAAACAAATAGTTGTCTGCGCGGATATTGGCCGTCCTGGAAAACAGCAAAAGCCACGCGATATACATTATCTGTGCCTCCTGCAAAGTCAGCATATACACCATACTGGTTTATAGGCTGTGGAGAATATTTTGAGATAACATCATAAGAGAATCCGAAATACATCGCGTAGCGGCTGACCTTCTCGCCGCGCTCAACGCCGGGATACACTTGAAGGCCGTTCACAAATACTTTGGTGACGCGCTTGCCGTTGATGAATATCGGATTCACTATTGTTTTGAATTCGTGGCCATTGACCGTAATCATACCATCACCTACACAGTCGTGACAAAGTCAACTCTGCCGACCTCAACACGCTCGCCGTCGATTGTGTGAATCCAGGCATCAACTGCAACCGCATCCAGCAATTCTTCAGCATCCGCCAGACGTTTTTCTATATCCTTTTCCCATTGCATCATCAGCTCGTTATAGTCACGTAGATTATCCACGCGCTTTACCAGTTCTTTGATTTCGGCCTTTACGTCAGCGAGGGAACCTGTATCCGTGGCACCGCTGATCGTGCTTCCGGTGCCGGAGATTTTATCACCGATTTCACTGTACGATGAAGAACCCCCACCGCTGGGATCATAATCGAAGATGTCCTGATTGTTGCTCCAATAATCACTGAGGTCATCGTTGATGCCGCTGAGGTCATCATAATTCGTCGCGTCATCCAGACCGCCGGTGATGTCGTACAAGTCATCTCCGATCAAGTCGATCACCGTTTCAACCGTAGCTTCATCGGGATCATCGATACCGTGGTCTCTTAACCAGTCATCCAGCTCGTCATCGTCCAGCAAGTCTTGGAGGTGATCCTGAAAATCAGTATCATCCAAAATGGAATCAATATCATCCAAGGTCTCCCGGACATCATCTCTGATGTCATCAACATCCGGCACGGTGGTAATATCATCGATGGTTGTGGTAATATCCGATAGCTGATCCTCGATTTCGCTGAGGTCCGCGCTGGACCCCGCATCCCTTGTGATTTCCGTCAGGGTTGGCCTGCGGTAAGTTCCGAGGGTGATTTGCTTCTGAGCGGTATCCAGCGATATGTTCAGCTTCAGCAGGTCGAATGTCTTGTCAATGATGTGCGGCACGGAATGGGCGTGAACTTTCTGGCCAAGTCTGAAAAGCTCATAGTTTTCATTCTGCCAGTGAAGCTCGGCGGCAGTACATTCTATGACCATGTTGTCAAACTGCTTGCTTTGCAGATATTCCACGCCATCCTCATACAGCGTATCAGCATGGGTGACACCAGAAAACTCCACGCATTTGACGATACGCCCGTACTCCGCAACGGCCTCGCTCTCGATGATATCACTCCCGTCATTCACACTGGCGACTGTCAGCCTTGCGCCATCAACCTCATCACCCAGCGGCAAAACCACAGTACAAAAATCTGCCATATCAAATTGAGTGGCAGCATCCAGCATATTCAAACCGAACTCCACCGGCTGATTGGTAGAGTAAGGCATGTCAGCCAACCAGTCGATGTAGTTCACACCGTTCTCCCGCCGGAAGAAAAAATAGCCGCCTTCAGCATTGAGACACTGTGATTTCAATGTTTCAAACGTGCTCTTATAGTTCAGCTTGCGGTACACCGTTTTATCTTTCACGGTGATTTCTCCCACCGTAAACCGCTTATAGGCATCAACCTGTTCGTTGTGGTTTGCGATAACTGTTCTGAAAAACTCATGAACAGAAATGGAATTATACTCATGAACTCTCTGAACGCTGTCATTGAAAAACGCAAATGCGCCCTCGCAATAAACCTTTTTCTGATTGTAGAAATCCGTGGTTATTTCGACAGGCCGTCCAAACCATAAAAGCACCTCGCTCTCGAATACTTCTATGAGCGAGGTAAACGGATTAACATCATCGTAGAAGGGGTGGGAAGGGTGCATAGTGAACTCAAAGCTCCCAGCGACATTCAGTTCCATGGACAACTGCGGGTCAATCAAGGCATATTGCCTTTCCTGTGGATTGAAGATGTCCTGTCCGTCCATCAGCACCCGATATATCACAAAGACACCTCCCTATACGATACGGTCACTTCACCATTCCCGATAAACAGCATTTCATTGTCGCCGGGTTGAAGCGCAAGGTTCGCATTGTAGTTCTTTCCCTTCACAAGAGAGAACTCCGTTTCATTGAAGGTCACCTTCATTGCCGCAGAGCACGTCAACGTCGGGATGGCCTCCTTCATGCCGTTGTTGATGAAGTTGCGGTATTTCTGGCCGCTAACATTGAAACGCCCATACCGGATGCAGTCCGCAAAAAGGTCGTCCCATATCCATTCCGTCTCGTCCGATGCTTCGGTGCTGTACTTGAACGGGTCCAGGTTGTAATCAATGACGATGGTGGAGCGATTCGGATCCGAACGCCATTCATTGACAGACAGCCGTCCGACATACTGGTACAGCGGATTATCTTCCAGAATGACGATGTGCCGTTTGCCGTGGAGATAATTCAGAATGGAGCTGTACACATTCGCCCAGTTACTGCGGGGACGCAGGGAGAACTCCCAGGAGCCCTCCCTTTGTCCATACGGTACTTCTTGCGAAAGATACTCGGTATAATCCAGTTGTCCGTGTACTGAAGGCAAATCCAGGTAGGATGTTTTTACCGTTGGCGGGTTGATCAGCGGCCTGGATGTCGGCACAAGGCCCCATTCGTCATAGGTGTTCTTACCGGATATGATTATTGAATGATACATCCTTTACTGCCTCCTTGCACGCTGCGAAATTACTCCGAGTTCCTTGTCCATCTTCGGAGCCAGCTGGCCAACCAGTGCGCCGGTATCAGTCACCATCTTCATGTTGGCAACCTCCGGCAGATAGGGCAGGTACCTGGACAGCATAGCGATAATGGTTCGGCCTGTGGCATCGTCATAAGAGCCCGCGGCATAGCTTCCCATAACCGGATTGACCGTATTGGTCATCATGCTGGCATATCTCATGTGTTCCATCGTCTGGGCTACCGCAGACTGGATCATCGCCATCAGCTTATCCGCGCCGGCAACGACCTCATTGCCCGCTTCACCGCCGCCCAGGAACTTATTTCCCATCATGCCAAAGATCGTGGGATTGCTCAAGAGCATGGCGTTGTCCATGGCCTTTTTATACCACTCAACACTGACACTGGGCAGCGAAATCGGGCCCACTTGATTCCACGATACCTTAAAGTGCGGCATTTTCGGCTTTGGGAAGCTCCATTTGAAATCAAACAGCCCTTTTACTCTCTCGATAACTTTTTGGACACCGTCCCTGAGTTTTGCAAGAATGCCATCTTGTCCGAGTATCGCATTGTAGGCATTTTTGAATGGTGAGGTAATCGCTCCAAGAACATCCTTGAGTTTTTTGCTTTCAATTATCGACTTCCACCTGTCATCAAACCAAGTGGCGGCTTTCGTCCAGATGCCATTCGGGCCAGCGATGGCGTTCCACGGATCCTTGAAGAAGCCCTCAATTGTGCTGCCGACAGTTTTCAAGACCTTATTATCCCTGATGTCTTTCCAGACCCCTTCAAACCATCCGGCCACCGTACCCCAGGCTTTTTCGATATTTCCTTTCGCGCCTTTGAAAAAACCCGTAATATCAGATAAAATGCCGTCTATGAACTTTGAAATGCCGCCCCACACTTCCTCCCAACTGGTTCCACATTTCTTCAGAAACACATCTATAATACCTCGAATGGTATCGATGACAGTCTTGAATGTTCCGCTTATTCCTTCCCAGATATCAGTTAGAATCTTGCCGAGGCCATTCCAGAAACCCTCCCAGTCACCAGAGAAAAGGGAAGAGAATGTAGTGAACAGATCACCAAGTATATCCAATGCGGTACCAAGAGCATTAGAGACAAGCGCGAAAGCACCTTCAAATATCGGCGCAAGGAAATCGCAGAATGTCTGCCATGTCCTTTTTACCATCTCAATGACTTTATCAACGACTTCTCCGAAGTCTTTAAAATCGAATCCCATCTTGTTCAGGCCATCGACAATTTTCTGCCCGAACTCGTCGAACTTTGTTTTCAGGCCTTCCCAGATTTCAGTCAGCTTTTCTCTGAATTCCTCGTTATTCTGCCACAAATTGACGAATGCCGCTATGAGGACACCGATACCGGCGACCACTGCGGCAATTGGTCCAATAGCCACCCCTTCCATAACTTTACCGAGCCAACCGAATAATCCGGTTCCTGTCTGGACTTGGGTCATGATACCGCTTATCCCAGTCATCAACTTGCCGCCCACAGCCAGCAGAGGCCCGATAGCCGCTACGACACCAGCGATTGTAACAATGACTGTCTTGGTATTGTCATCAAGACCTTTAATCCAGTCAGCCACGGCCTGCAATTTGCTGGTGATGTTCTCGATAAGCGGCATGAGAATATTTCCGACATCTTCCATTATGCCGCTAATGGTTGACTTCAGGATATCCAACTGGCCTTTCAGGTTATCCCTCATGACATCAGCCATACCTTCGGCGCTGCCGCTGGTATTATTCATGACTTCCTGTAAATCGTCCAGTGGAACACCAAGATTATCAATGACATCTTCCAGGTTTGTACCTTCGTCAGCAGCAGCAAGCAATTCATCAGCAAACTTTTCGGCGTTTCCATTGGAGCGCTGCAACGCTGTATCAAATTCGTCACTTGTAATGCCGAACTTCTCAAGGCTCTGCTTCATGCCATCGACAGAATAACCGGCGGCTTCCGCTTTTCTGACAAAGTCCAGCGTAGAGAAACCGGCATTGAAAACCGAATCCTTATACGAATCCCATTTTTCCTTGCCGGTGTTTGCAAGCGCAAACACGATCGCCATTCCCTGCTTACCACCTATGGCTTTTGCAATAGCGGCTTGCTGGAGTGACATGCCTTCCGCTTCAGCTTCTGCCTGGGCTTTCAGCTTGGCTTTCTGCTCTTTTAGTTCTCTCGCGTTTTGCTTTTTTACTTCAGCCAATCTATCCTGATGGTGCTGTTTCAGGTTTTTAAGGGATTTCTGCTGTGAATCTTTGAGAGCTTCAAGACGATCGCTGTTAGCCTGTTTCACCGCATTCAACTGATCTGTATGAGATTGCTTCATTGCAGACAACTGATTGGACTGTGATTCCTTCAGGTTTTTCAGTTCGCTACTATTAGCTTCCTTCACAGAGTCAAGTCTATTCTGGTTAGACTTTTTAAGCTGTTCAAGCGCATTAGAATTGGATTCTTTCATCGCGTCCAGACGCGCGGTGTTCGATTCCTTCAGCACCGAAAGAGAATTATTCTGGGATTCCTTGAGCGCGGCCAATTGGTCATTATTGGCTTTTTTCAGCGTTGCAAGTTCACTGTCGAAGTACTTCTTCTTTTCAGCCAGTGTTTGCTCGTTGGCCTTTTTCAGCGCCTTGAGCTGTTCTTCATTCGACGCTTTTAGCGCTGCCAGCTCCTCTTTCTGCTTCTCGGTAAGCGCTGCCTGTTCTTCCTTGTGCGATTCCTTCAAAGCGGAAAGCTGCTGATTGTATTGATCAGTAACAGTCGCTACGGCATCGTCTCGCTGCTGTTTGAGCTGATCCTTGGCATCATCAGCGTATTGGCTTGCCTGGGTTTTCTGCTCTTTCAGGGCAGCGATCTGGTTCTGACGTTCTTTTTTTCGGGCCTGCTGCTGGAGCTTAGCGATGTAATCGTTATAAGCTTTCTCCGCAGCCTCGCGGTCTTCCTGGCTCTTTGCCTGATTGACTTTCTTGGCGAGTTCGGCCAGCTTTTCCTGCTGCTCCCGCTTTTCAAGAGCCTCGTCCTCTTCCTCCTGCTGTTTGGTGATGGCGTCAATCTCATCTTCGATTGCTTTGATGCGATTGTACTTGGCTTCATCAATCAGCTTGAGGCGTTCGGTATATTCTTTATCGATGAGGGCGACCTTTTTGTCGTAGGCAGCCTCGATGGCATCAAGCTCTTTTTGCTGTGCATCTTTCAGGGCTTCGAGCTGTTTGCTCTGTGCCGCTTTGGTGGCGTCGTACAGCTTATCCAGCTCATCTTTGGTCTTATCATACTTGTCGCTCAAAGCTTCTTTGAGCGCATCGTATTCGTCGTCGTAAGCCTCTTTCTGGGCATCATAAGCGGCATTTAGCTGTTCCTGCAATGCTTCATACTGCTTGTCATATGCCTTTTTCTGGGCTTCATATTCTTTATCAAGCGCCTTTTTCAGCTCGTCATACCGCTTATCATAGGCTTTCTTGGCAGCATCGTATTGAGCGTCAAGCTGTTCTTTCAGCGCGTCGTACTGCTTATCCAGCGCCTTTTTTCGAGCGTCGTATTCTTTATCAAATGCCTTCTTCTGGGCTTCATACTCGGCATCCAGGGACTTCTTAAGGGCTTCTACTTGCTGATTCAAAGACCGCTGAAGCTCTTTATACTGACGGTCATAGGCATCCTTCTGGGCGTCATACTGCCGATCCAGCGAACGGCTCAGGGCGGTGTATTGAGCATCATAGGCATCCTTGAGCGCATTATACTGTGCTTCAACCGAAGCCTCCACGGAATCCGTTGTCTCATCCGCAGCATTCATGATTTCCATGGCCGTCTCTTCAGACATATTCCCAAGATTGTTCATGGCATACATGAGTTCCTCGAGAACAGTAATTAGAGGCTTGGCATTGCCGTCGGCATCAACCATAGAAAGACCGAGCTCATCCATAGCTTCCCTGACAGCTTTCGTAGGCGAGGAAAGGTTAGAAATTATATTCCTGAGCTGTGAACCGGAAGAAGTACCTTTAATGCCCGCGTCATGCAGCGCCATAATTGCAACGGTAGCGTCCTGCATATCGTAACCGAGACCAGCGACAACAGGCGCAACCATTTTGAATGTTTCACCCAACGTAGAGACCGTTGCATTTGCATTTGTAGTCGCAGCCGCGAGAATATCCGCAAAATCAGAGGCCCGGTCTGCTTCCCAGCCAAAGGCAGTCATGGCGTCCGTGACAATATCGGATACTGTCGCCAGGTCTTCACCGGACGCAGTCGCGAGGTTCATAACGCTGCCGATAGAAACCAGCACATCGTGTTCTCCCCAACCAGCCATAGCCATGTATTCCATAGCCTTAGCGGCTTGCGTTGAAGTATATTCGGTAGTGGCACCGATTTCTTTCGCTTTATTGGTCAAATCTTCAAATGCTTTGCCGGTAGCGCCAGAAATGGCCTGTACTCTCGACATCTGAGCATCAAACTCCATCGTAGTTTCGATGGATTGTTTGCCAAATTCAACGATAGGCTTTGTGACCTTCTCTGTAAGAGTACTGCCAATATCAGTCAAACGACTGCCAACATTTTCAAGCGTGGAAGCTACCTGCTCCATGTTGACCATACTGGTCTTCGCCTTTTCAGCACTTTCAGTGAGATTCTCAAACTCCTGTTCGGTTTCAATAATCTCACGCTGAAGCGCATCATACTGCTCTGTAGTAATCTGGTTGGCAAACTCAGCATTGACCTCGGCCTCCCTGTTTTTCAGGGATTCCAAGTCCTGGTTGGTTTGGCTGATTTCAGCCTGCAAAGCATCGTATTTTTCCTGGGCAATTTTGCCCTGATTCATTTTTGCTTCGGTTTCTTCAGATTTTGCTTTCAAGCTTTCCAGTCTGTTTTCGGTATTGGAAATCTGGGTTTGGAGCTTGTCGTATTTTTCCTGACTGATTTTTCCTTCTGCGAGCTGCTGATCCGCGGCCTCGGCCTTCTCACGGAGAGATGCAAGCCTTGTTGCTGCTTTTTCGATCTGCTCCTGAATCTTTCCGTACTTTTCTTCGACTTTTACTCCGGCCGCGATTGCCTTGTCAGCGGCAGCCGATTCTTTCTGGAGAGATTTCAGCTTTAGTTCAGTTTCATTTATCGCCGTCTTGACCGGCTCATACTTTTCCTTGTAAGCATCGAGATTATCAGATACCATTGCCTTATCGCTGGCTTCTTTCAACGCAGAGAGCTTTTCTCTGGTCGCAGCGATAGACTGACCGAGGAGCTCCTGCTTCTGGCGCAAGAGCTCCGTATTGGTAGGATCAAGCTTGAGGAGTTTCTCCACACTCTGGAGCTGGCTCTGTGTGCTGTCGATGGTGGAATTAACCTTTTTCAGCGATGCTTCAAGACCTGTGGTATCGCCGACAAGCTCAATAGTGATGCCCTGAATCTTCGTGGCCATGGTGGATATTCACCTCCTCGCTTGTACCCGTTGCAAAGGATTATTCAGTTGGTTCGGTATTCTCCTTGAGGTCAGCAGTACAGAAATTTGTGCTCCAGTCCTCATCAAAGACATCACGAGCGATGTCTTCGGCGAGCCCGTTCCAATTGCCGTTGAAGTCGGACAGATCATCATCAAAGAACTGCACTACCTCCGGCTGGAACCGAACGTAGACATGCTCCGTACCGGTTTGGTCGGGAACGACTTGCAGATCCTTCACGATGCGATTGCCCTTAAAGATGGTGCTGAACAGGTTGTATCCGGGATGCACGTCGCTGTTCTCCTCATCATACAGGACAACACCGAGACGAATGTTGCCGAATTCCTTCACGCCGTGCATAACGGCACTGAGCGCCATAAACTTGTCGTGGTTCTTCACTTCGATGTCGAAGGCATAGTCGTTCTCGCAATTCTCGGGCTCGTAGATGTCGCCAACATTGATGTCGGGATCATTCTCAAAAAGCGCCTTGACCTTCTTCTGATAGGTATGCCAAGGCGCTTCAATGGAAAAGCTCATCATTGCTTTTTCTCCTTGTTTTCGTGGTATTCTGTCATCAATTCAAGGCACCGCCTTGAATTGTTTTCTTTCATTTGTCGTGCGGCCTCCGCTATTTCAGCAGAAGTTTTCGCGTCCGTTGTCTCTCTGATTTTTCTGAACAGCTCTTTGTAGCTATCAATAGCGCTGCGCAGAACGCTATCGGTCACGCTAACCAAGAATTCCTCGTTGCAATGCGGACACTTCAAATATGCGATATCAAGATCACCGTCTTTGCGCTTAAAAAGCTCAACCGGAAACTCGCTACCGCACTTATCGCACAAAACCGTAGACTTCATATCGATACCTCTTAGAAGCGATCCATGTCATCTTGTGTGGCAACAATAGCGTATTCGTGATCATCGTTTCCCTTTTCGATGAACATATCAAGCACCAAGCCGATAGTCAGATATTCCAGATCCCGTATTGAAATTCCGAGCTGAACACATCGAAGAAGGAACAACGGCGTCGTCATTTCTCGCTCTGTTACGGGTTGTTTTTTTTTGCTTCCGCATCACCCTGAACATTGTCGCCCCACAGCTCAAGGATTTCAGGAAGGATTTCATAGATTGAGAACATCTCAAAACCTTCCAGCCATTCATCAATGGTCGAAGGAATATTGGCATCGGCGTGCTTTGCCATGATGTATGCCACGTTCTCAAAGATTGTCAGGTCAGCAATGGACAGGTTTGAAGCGTTCTTGTTTCCGACATTCTCATAGAAAGACTGCCGCAATTTCTGGATATCAACAAAAATATCCCTGCCGAACTCAACCCTGTACATACGCGGCACAGCCGCAGAAGATTTGAACTTGACTTCCTTGCCGCCGATATTCAGGACTTTTTCTACCACGGTTACACCTCCCTACGCCAGAAAAAGGGCAGGGTCAACGCCCTGCCCGGAATCGGTTCTATCAGCTCTTGGTGACGGTGACCGTGTAGGTCGTGGACGCGCTGCCAGTCTTGGACGCGGTCACCTTCACGATGTTCTCGCCAGTCACCCAGCTCGCATTGCCGCCGCTGGCAATAGAGTTGCCATTGACGGTAATCGCCACACCGACGCCAGACGCGGCGGTGGCAGTGATCGCAGAACTCTCACCAGTCACGGTAGCGGTGTACGAGGTCTTGCCAGCATCGAAGGTCGGATTCAGCGTCACGCTGGCGATGGACAACGCAGTCAGGACAGCGGTGCCGGAACCGCCATTCAGCTGCTCCTCAGTCAGCTCCGGCACATAAACCTCGGTGAACCAGTTGGTGTAGACGGTGCTGTCCACGTCGGAAGTGGACTTGCCCTTCACCATGCCATTGGCCAGCGGGTCGCAGGTGATCGCCAGCGTCTCGGTGCCGGGGGTGCTGGACGCCTCTTTGGTCTGGGACGAGACACTGGGGCGGGACACGGAGCACTTGTACATGACGTGCCGAATCTTGTGCTT